CAGGGCTTCTTGGTTGAGGAGGCGAGGACGAATTTGTGCTTGCAGTCTGAAGATTGGGGCAGCGCAACGTGGTCAAAGTCCGGATCAACGATTACGGCCAACGCAACGACCGCGCCCACTGGTACTGCGGTTGCAGACAAACTGGTGGAGGATACGTCCACTGGCACGCACATTACAACGCAATCCATTTCGCTTGGCGGTTCTGTTGACAACTCGGCGTATGTAATCAGCGTTTTCGCCAAGGCGTCTGAAAGGACCAGATTTCAGCTATTTGACAACGCTCAAGCATCCTCTGGCATTACATCCTTTGATTTGTCAAATGGAACGGTGGTATCAGGCACAGGAACAATTACCGCTGTAGGAAATGGCTGGTACAGATGCTCGGTGTTCCCGCTGAAAAGCACGAGCATTACATCGACGCTGACAATCAGGCTGATTTCTACTGGCTCAACGACCAACTACACCGGCGACGGCACCAGCGGCATCTTTGTATTCGGCGCTCAACTCGAAGTCGGAGCCTTCCCCACCAGCTACATCCCCACCACCACCACCGCGCTGACCCGTGCAGCCGATGTGGCTTCAGTGAATACGCTGAGCCCTTGGTATAACGCAAGTGCTGGAACTGTTTACGCTGAGGCGACTGGCCCGATTGCGAACATATATCGGATACTTGCTGAAGGCGCTTCTGCCGCTGACTTCAGAGACTTTAGCCTTAGCTTTGATGGGCTAAGAGGAAACTTTACCAGTCGGTTTGTGACAGGCAACTTTGATGTTTTGGGCCCCGCGAATTCGTTGACTGCTGGCGCTACCGTAAAACTAGCTGGCTCATACAGTTCTACATCCGCTGATTTGGCCTACGGTGGAACCCTAGCGGTAACAAAAAACGCAGTGACACAAAGAATCCCTGCTGATCGCATATTCTTGGGTAGCCGCCTAGGTACGTCATTGCAGTTGAACGGCCACCTCCGCCGATTGACGTATTACCCCCGCACCCTTTCAACAGCAGAGTTGCAGGCCATCACCGCTTAAGGAGAACCTATGTACACCGATTACTTCCTGAAGTTCGCTGACGAAGCCGAGGCCAACGCGGCGCTGTTCACCGAGCAGACCAACGTGCAGGGTGATGTGGTCGAGACGGTTTTGATGCCCAAGTACGCGGCCATTGATGTCATCGGCACCATCTACAAGCCCACGGGCAACGTGCTGCCTGCCGAGGACGAAAGCGGCGAAGCGGTGGATGAGATGGCTCCGATTGATGGCTGGCATGTCAACGTGCGCCACACCGACGAGGTTCCGGAGCTGGCACCGTACCAAGTATTTCCGGTAACGCCTGCGAGAATGTGGGCCTGATTCTGGTGTAATATGCACCGCAACCGTACTGGTAAGGTTTACCAGGGCTCAATTTGAGCATCCATGACTGAAGAAGTCCAAGTCCTAGCGGAAGTTGACCCCGCGCCGGCACAGGCAGCAACGGCTGCGCCTGATGTTGAAGCAAGTTCGCCGGAAGTAGCTGAGAACCAAGTCGAGCAGACGGCTGAGGAAAAGAAGTTTTCCCAAGCCGAAATTGACGCGATGATCAGCAAGCGCCTCGCAAGAGAGCAGCGAAAGTGGGAACGAGAGCAAGCGGCCAAGTTTGCAGATATGCAAACCCGGCAGCCCGCGCCGAAAGATGTTCCGCCAGTTGATCAGTTTGAGTCTCCTGAAGCCTACGCAGACGCGTTGGCGTACAAGAAGGCCGAAGAACTGATTGCCTTGCGAGAGCAGCAGAAGGCTCAGGCAGCGATTGCTGACGCCTACCACGACAGAGAAGAAGAAGCCCGGAACAAGTACGACGATTTTGAACAAGTCGCCTACAACCCGAGCGTCCGAATCACTGACGTGATGGCTGAAACGATCCGCGCTTCTGATGTTGGCCCTGATGTAGCCTACTACCTCGGAGCCAACCCTAAAGAAGCGGACCGCATCTCGCGTTTGTCGCCGTTCTTGCAGGCAAAAGAAATTGGCAAGATTGAAGGCAGACTGACCGACAATCCGCCCGTCAAACGAACTACGTCAGCGCCAGCACCGATCACACCTGTCACAGCCCGAAGCAGCAACAACCCGTCTTACGACACGACTGACCCGCGTTCCATCAAGAACATGAGTACGTCGGAATGGATTGAAGCTGAACGAGCCCGCCAGATGCGAAAGATGCAGGCACAAGCAAACCGCTAAGACTTGAAAGGAGCCCGCTGTGGCCAATAGTATTCTGACCATTGACATGATCACCAGGAAGGCCCTGGAGATCCTGGAAAACAACTTGGTGATCACGCGCAACGTGAACCGCCAGTACGACGACAGCTTTGCTGTCGAAGGGGCCAAGATCGGCTCCACGCTGCGCATCCGCCTGCCGGACCGCGCCCTGGTGACTGACGGTGCCGCTCTGCAAGTGCAGGACGACAACGAGCAGTTCACGACCCTGACTGTCAACAACCAGAAGCACATCGGCGTGAACTTCACGTCCGCTGAGCTGACGATGCAGTTGGATGACTTCGCTGATCGTGTGCTCAAGCCTCGTATCAGCCAGTTGGCCTCCAGCATCGACGCTGACGTCGCCAACGCCTTCCGCACCATCGGCAACTCTGTCGGCACGCCCGGCACCACGCCGGCCACCTCGCTGGTTTTGCTGCAGGCCCAGCAGAAGCTGAACGAGAACGCCGCGGTGATGTCGCCGCGGTACGCAACGGTCAACCCCGCCGCAAACGCTGGTCTGGTGGAAGGCATGAAGGGTCTGTTCAATCCCACCGACACCATCAGCAAGCAGTTCAAGAACGGCATGATGGGCACTGGCGTGCTTGGCTTCGAAGAAGTCAACATGTCTCAGTCGATCAAGCAGTTCACGACCGGCTCGCGCGGCGCTACCGGCAACACCACCTCTGCGGCAGTTACCGCTGAAGGCGCGACCTCCATCGCGCTGACCGTGGCGTCTAACGTCACCATCAAGGCTGGTGACGTGTTCACCGTGGCTGACTGCTTTGCGGTGAACCCGCAGACCCGTGAGTCCACCGGCTCGCTGTTCCAGTTCGTGGTTCTGGCTGACGTCACCGCCAGCGGCACCGCCGTCACCGTGACCGTGGCTCCGATGTACTCGGCCAGCAGCGCTCTGGCCACCGTCAACAGCCTGCCTGGCAACAGCAAGGCTGTGGTGTTCGTGGGTGCTGCCTCTACGCAGTACGCTCAGAACTTGGTGTACCACAAGGATGCCGTCACGTTCGCCACCGCTGACCTGCTCCTGCCCCAAGGCGTGGACATGGCTGCGCGTGCCGTTCACAACGGCATCAGCCTGCGCGTCGTGCGTCAGTACGACATCAACAACGACCGCATGCCTTGCCGGATCGACGTGCTGTACGGTTACAGCACCATTCGTCCGCAGATGGCCTGCCGTCTCTGGGGCTGATGACAATGGGGGCTACGGCCCCCAGTCTTACAACTGAACACTGAAAGGAAACTCAATCATGGCACTCCCTAATGGTGGCGGCGGCTATCAAGTCGGCGACGGCAACCTCAACGAACCCCTGATCGACGCGCTCCCCGAGCCGGTGTCGATTGCGGCTACTGCAACCCTGACCCCAGCACAAGTGCTGAACGGTCTGATCTTGGCCAACAGCGGTGTCACCGCTGCGGCTCAGACCTACACGCTGCCCACTGTGGCGGATTTGGAAGCCGTGCTGACCAATTCGGACAAAGTGGGCACTTCGTTCACTTTCCGTGTGGTCAACCTCGGCACGTCTTCCGCCACCGCGATCATCGCTGCGGGTACCGGCTGGACTGTCTCTGGTTCTCTGACCATGACAATCCCTATCACGACCGGCGCTGCGCTGCTTGCTCGCAAGAGCGCTGCTGGCGCTTGGGCGCTGTATCGCGTGGCTTGACGCATCGCGCGGCCTTCGGGCCGCGCATTTTTGAAAGGATTGATCATGCCTAATACCAAGGCTGTCGGCGTCGCGTACAGCGACCCCGAGTTTGAAAGCGTTACCGTTACGGGTGCGGTTGCTGTTACGGGCGCTGTTACCGGCGCTTCGGTTAGTGGGGGTACCGTCTATGCATCCAGCGAGTTGGGGTACACCGCAGACGCGCAGGGCACGGTGACACAGGCCACTGACAAGACCACAGCGGTAACGCTGAACAAGGCTGCTGGCCGCATCACTATGGCTGCCACGGCTTTGGCGGGCAATACCGCAGTGACTTTCACGATGAACAACAGTTTCATTTCCGCCAACGACTCAATCGTCGTGAACGTGTCGGGCGGCGCTACGGCTGCGGCGTATACGACCTACATTTCCAGCATGACTGCTGGTTCTGCGGTCATTGCGCTGCGTAACCTGACTGCGGGGTCGCTGTCTGAAGCGGTCATCATCAACTTCGCGTTGATCCACTGCGTGTAACGGAAAGGGGCTTCGGCCCCCTTCTTCTATGCCCATCATCTACATGAGACATCCGATCCACGGCGCTAAGGTAGCGACGTTGGAAATGGAAGCGGAATACGACGAGCGCAGCGGATGGGCGCGGTATACTCCCGATCAAGACGATGATGTCGAACCCGCGCTTGCAGTCAACGCTTTGACCGAGCGCACCCGCCGCCGTAGGGAGGTTGTCAATGTCCACCACAGCGGGTGATCAAATCCAGCGCGCCCTGCGTCTGCTGGGCGTATTGGCAGAAGGCGAAACCACATCCGCCGCCGTCATGCAAGACTCGCTGACGGCGATGAACCAGATGATCGACTCGTGGAACACCGAGCGGCTGTCTGTGTTCAGCACGCAAGACCAAGTGTTCAATTGGCCCGCCAGCACGATCAGCCGCACGCTGGGGCCTACGGGCGACTTTGTGGGCAACCGGCCCGTCCTGCTGGACGACTCGACGTACTTCCGCGACCCCGGCACGAACGTCAGCTTCGGCATCAAGATGATCAATCAGCAGCAGTACAACGGTATTGCTGTCAAGACGGTCACGTCAACGTATCCGCAGGTGCTGTGGATCAACATGACGTATCCCGACATTGAGATGTACATCTACCCGGTGCCCACGCGGCTGCTGGAGTGGCACTTCATCTCGGTTGAGGAGTTGACGCAGCCGGCAACGCTGGCCACCGAGCTGACGTTTCCGCCAGGCTACCTGCGAGCGTTCACCTACAACTTGGCGATGGAGATCGCGCCCGAGTTCGGCGTTGAGCCGTCACCGCAGGTCCAGCGCATCGCCATGACGTCCAAGCGCAACATCAAGCGCATCAACAACCCTGACGACATCATGAGCCTGCCGTACTCGTTGGTGGCCACTCGCCAGCGGTTTAATGTGTATGCAGGCAACTACTAGGAATGTTGAAGTTTAGCATACTGACTACGAGGGCCGCGACGTTGGCCTTTAGGCAGGTGTTTGCGTTCTTCAGCATAAATAGCGTGCGCATGGTTAACATTGTCCCGATGCGTAAGCAACTCCAAGTTGTCCAGCCGATTGTTGGCGCGGTCAAGGTCTTTGTGGTTGACTTCAAGTCGGCCAAGAATTGGGCCGTTAAATGTCTCCCACACCAGCCGATGCACACGTTTTCTGTGATAGACGCCGTTCTGCACCAAATCGACTTGTGCGTATTTATGCGTGTCCAATCGAAGTTTTACTGGACGATGCCGAGTGTCTCCGACCCAAGTGTTGCCGCGCTTGATGTTGCTGGCGGTGGCCAAACTGGTGTCCAAAAACGCCGCAACTTCACGCAACAGCGCACCTTGCTCAAACATGCGCTTGGCCTCGGCTACTTTGGCGCCGTCCAGCGTTTTACCTCGTGCTGTGCGGCGCACATTACCGTGATCGCTCACCTCGTACAGATCTTCAAAGCCAAAAACTGGTTTCCACGTTTCCATGCTCAATCTCCGTTTAACATGAATGGTAGTATAGCATGAAGACGCCCATCCTCGGATCGGCGTATGTTGCCCGCAGCGTCAATGCTGCGGACAACCGGATGATCAACCTGTTTCCGGAGATCGTACCGGAAGCAGGGAAGGAGCCGGCGTTTCTTCAACGCGCGCCGGGGCTGCGGCTGCTGGCATCTGTTGGTAGCGGGCCTGTACGTGGACTCTGGGCGTTTCAATCTGACGCCACTGCGGCATTTGTTG